TGGCTTGGTTTCATTCAACATGAAATTATTCTTGGTGGTTGGACTACTGTTGAAGAAGAACGAAATTATTCTAGACCATTTTTTAATAAACATACCAAACAGTCACTATTTCCGATGAACAACAAGGCTGAATCTATCTGATGGCTAGGGTTAGACTTCACGAAAATACACTGTTTGTTATCAAGAATTCTTATGAAGGTTCAGAAGTTGTTGTGTATTATCAATCACCGACTTCATGGACGTCGGCTTTATCCTATGCGACCATATTCAGAGATTATGAAGTCGCAGAAGAGCATTTGATCGCAGTGTTCATGCTACACGGAAACGATGGTTCGCTTTATGACATTGTCCCAATGAAGGGTGAAATGGAAAGGGTCTCAAGCGAGAAAACGCCTAAATAGTTTAAATGGTAGCCGGAATCGCCGGATAGCATATTTCCGAAATAACAAGAACAAAAGAGGAAAATCTTATGCCACTTTGGAAAAATTCAGACGCCGCTGGTTCTGCACCAAAATTCATCACCAACGCCGCAACTGGTGAAACTGGTACTGATGAATATGGTGTGGAGGTAATCTACGTCGACGGCACGGAAGGATATCCGGTCTCTACGGGATGGGTTCGCAAGGTCACTGTCGGTTCCCGCACTTATTGGGAAACCCTTGTTGCTGCAAAGAAGCGCGTATTTGTTTCGCCGCTTGCTGCAATCATGCTTATTGTCGATGATCCGACAACCGACACAACACCGACCATCACCGGTTATGTTGAAAATCCGGGAAATTCGCTTGGTGGTTGGACCGTTTCTTTGAGCATCAACGAAGGAACAGCCGTCGAAGTCACTACCGCTGCTGATGGTAGCTTCACTTATACCGTCGCCGATGCTCTTGCCCTTGGCGATTATGAAGTTGTTGCGACGGTCGTTGAATTCGGAATTGCTGATAGCGCCCTGTTCACAGTCGAATAATAGATCACTTAAAAATCAAACACTTAGGAAAGCCGGGATATTTTTCTCGGCTTTTTTCGTTTATATTGAAAAAAGGTGTTGACACGATCTTATTTTAATTCTATATGTGCATAGTAAGACCAATGAGAGAAAAGAAAAACAAAATGAAGTATGAAAGTTCTGCCGAAGTGCTTGTCGCCCTTGAAAGTGACAAAGTTGTCTACAAGAGCGACGTCAAGTCTGATGTGTTTGACAGGCTGGTCAAGATCGGCGCTGTCGCCACCTACAAGTACGAAGAAGACGTCGAAGTAGTCGTCCTGACTGATGAATTCAAGAAGAGCATGGGTTAACATGCCAATACCAACTTAGAAAGCCAGACACCAAAAATGTCTGGCTTATTTTTTTTGATTTTATTTTGAAATATTGGTTGACATCAGTTTGAAATGATATTAAGTTTGGATCATAGAGAGAAACGAAGAAGGGTTCTTCCAATGTCGACGAATAAGGCTTTCAAATTCGCACTTGAAGTTCAGCAAATGCTTCAGAAAAATCTTGATGTTGCAAGCAAGAAGTTCGCATCGTTCCCGACCGGCGCTTTCGGTCTGACCCCTGATGAAGTGAAGTTCTCCCCTGAATTCATCGAAGCGAAAAATGACTATAACAAGGCTCATAAAGAGCTTCGCAGTTACAACACCATCTTTCTGAAAGAATATAAGAAAGAATACCGTGCATGGTACGATGAACAACGTGCCGCCAAGCTCTACGCAAATGCAAACAAGAATGGTTGAAAGGATAATCACCATGGAATTCGTTAACATTCAGGTTGGTTCCAGCCGCGTCCGCAATGCTCTTTTGAAGATGAACCGTCCGACCCGACTTCAGACGATCAAGCTTCTGTTCCCCGAACTGTCGAACGAAACGTGTCACAAGATTTGTGACAATCTCAACGTGGTCACCACGGTAAGCGGTTCGCAGATTCGCGTTCCTACCGAATTCATCATCTGATCGGAGAATTGAAATGTCCAAAAATATTAATCTGAAACGGTATGTGCGAATTGCTGATCGCGGTCCGGATTTTCCTGAACCGCATTGGTGTGTCGGATACGTCTTCTATGGTCGACTTCACAAGGAATCTGACGTCATCGTCGAAAGCGTTGACCACCATCGTGTCCATGCCGCCGAGACTTGTCACGAAGTTGTTGAATTTGATGAAACGGTCCCGGAAATTCCAACAAGCCAGATCATCGAAGAATTGTTGACCTTGGAAAGCTCTCTTGAATTTTCAGGTCAACCAATTTCAGCCGGTGTTTGTCGGGATGCTGCAAATCGTCTATGGGAACTGTCCAAACACGAAGAATGAAATATATTGCATGAAAATCTCTTGAGGATGATGAAGCCAGAATCATAAAATCATATGCCGACAAAATTCGTCAGAAGGCAAAAGATTCTGGAATAATTTGAAATTTTCTCTTGACGGCGGTCTTCGGATCGCCTATTTTGTTTTCATAGAGAGAAACAAGAAAGGTTTCGAAATGTCCTATTCCAAGACCATCATCGAAGTTTACGTGTCGACCGGCGCTAAGAACGCATGGATGCACTCATTCTTGAAATGAAGTTGAAATGTAATCCGGAAGTCACGCGACGAAGAGAAGAATATTACAGGCGGGTAGAAATGGTGCGCAAGGAAGCCCGGTCAATGGGCAAGAGTGCGGTTATAGATCGGCTGATTTCCAACAATCCGGCGTATATTCGCGAACTTCTTGAGACGGAAGATGACAGGTTTGGTGATGGTGCGCTTTTCGAGCGATATGCGCGAACATTCTGTCACAAATAATGGAAGGATATAAAATGACACTACGAAAACTAATCGAAGACGCACAACATCAACTGGATACCTACAAGCATCCGAATGTGGACAAAGTACAAGATCGACTTGATGCCATCCTGAAGGCTGGTAATGCCGGTGGTCTCAAATATGACAAGATCACCAGTCTTTCGTTTTACAGCGGATTTCTTGAAATTGCGACCGAATATGAGGTTCGGTGTTGTCGACAAACAGGGGAATATAAGATTCCTGAATCCGTTATCGACGCGGATGATCCTATCCGGGAAATGAAGCTATGGGCGGCTAAGGTGGCGGTCAAGAAGGCGCAAGATGCCTATTATCGCGCTTGTTATGACGTAAGTCAAACTCAAGTAGCATTGATGAAAGCAAAAGACAAATTGGCTGCACAAGAGAAGGAAATCTGAACAATGACTAATGAATCAAAGAACAAGTCGACTGAACTTGCCGAAGAAATCTGCCGCGATTGGGGTTGGACCCTTGAAGAGTTGATGGAAACTCTTGAAAACGGCGGATCATCACTTCATCCGATGAAGAATATCAGCGCGACACAGACGGCTCATGTGATCATCAAAAATCTTCTGAAAAACGCGAAATAATTGAGAATCATAAAATAAACTCTATTTTAGAAAAGACTTCCGGACCACCATTGTTAGGGTTTTTAGACTTACGCTTTGGTGGTTCGCCTGTATGATAAAATTTATGTAAAGAAGATTCTGAAACCTTCAGATGTTTAGCGGCAGATTTCATACAATCAAATTCAAAAAATTCACCACAATAATAGAAGGAAATCGGAATCGCTCTATTGTTGTTACCACCAGTACGTTTACCTTTTGTCGATTTACTTATTTTCTTCGCTACGTTATTATAAAATTCTGATGATCTACTTAAAGCATGTTGTCTGCGAATTTCTTTCAATCGTTCTGCTCTTTCGACGCCCATAATTTCTTCATAAGATTTTCCTTTATGCAATCCCGGAGGAATGGATTTATTGTTTGTCTTATTCAAGAAATATGGAGAGTTCATAGCATCCATTTCTTGAAGACGGCGGCTCTCCCATTCCCTCGCTTCTTTAGGACAGTCGAACATTTTCTCAATCACAACTTCATCTGGCAATCCATTCTGTTCGATGTACCTCTTAACATGCTTTGATGACGTGAAATATGTGGTCAACATATCGGATGGAGAACATCCTTTGGCATACCTCACTCCATAGTATTGCAAATTATTTTGTTTCCAGATCAAAAAATATGTGAATGGCACTTGCTTTCCCTAAAAAGATGGTCTAAAAAGAAAATACAGACGAAACGAACAAACCTATTTAGGAAAGGGTTAAATAAATGCATAATCTTGAGTTTGTAAATGGCAAGGCTACCATGGCATGGTCTGGTGAAGTTCCGTGGCATGGTCTTGGGGCTGAAGTCGGTCCTGACCTGTCTGCCCATGAAATGATGGTTGCGGCTGGTGTCGACTGGACTGTCGACGAAGTCGAGACGTTCGCTATCGTCGGTGATCAGAAGATTCCGACCGGCATGAAGGCTCTTCTTCGCACTTCCGACAACAAGGTCTTGACCCAAGTCGGTCAGAACTGGCATCCGGTTCAGAATGCAGAAGCATTCGAATTCTTCAAGGAATTCGTCGATGTCGGTCATATGGAAATGAACACCGCTGGTTCGCTCAATGGTGGTCGCATGGTGTGGGCACTGGCGAAGATCAAAGACAACTTCTTCGACGTCTTTGGTGGTGACCGGACGGAAGCATTCCTTCTCTTCTCCAATCCGCACGAATATGGCAAGACCATCGACATTCGAATGACCGCGACTCGCGTGGTTTGCCAGAACACGATTTCGATTGCCCTGAACGGCGGATCGAAAAACTTCGTGAAGATCAACCACCGCAAGGCTTTCGATGCAGAAGCCGTTAAGGAAACGATGGGCATCGCATCGACGAAGATGGACCGGTACAAGCAGATGGCTGAATTCCTCGGTTCCAAGCGTACCACCAAGGAAACCCTTGAAGAATACTTTGGTGAACTTTTCGGGAAATCCAAGTCTTCGAAGAAGGAAGGTCGCTTGACCCGCACTGGTGAAACGGCTATGGAACTTATCTCCACTCAACCGGGACATGAGTTTGCGGAAGGGTCGTGGTGGCAAGCGTTCAACACGGTTTCCTTCATGACCAATCACGTTCTTGGTCGGTCGAATGACACTCGCATGCAATCGGTCTGGTACGGTCAAAACCAGAACCTCAACACCAAGGCTCTTGAAATGGCTCTTGAAATGGCT